CAGTGAAGGCCGATGGTTGCGCCCGCAGGTACATCGTTTACGTCCGGCAGTGTGACGTTGTAACTGGTCGAACCGCCCATACCAATCGATAAGCCAACGTCGGCGGAGGTGAGTTGCGTAGCGGCGCCGATGCCACGAGATGTCGCAAAAGAACCGATTGCTTGCTGTACAGACTCGGTTGTTGCCAGCTTATTGGAACTGTCGAACCGTGGAGGTGTTGGTGCTGTCGGGAAACCCGAAAAAGCCGGCGAGTTGATGGGGGCAAGACCCTGTGTCACACCTTTAAAGGTGAGCGCCGTGGTACCCAGAACAATTGCCCCATCCGTCGACAGCAGCCACAACGTATCGGCATTCACCGCGCCTTGCTCGACGGCAACCATCAGTCCAGGGGTGACCTTGGCGTTGCTGTCTGCATCGGTGGTCCGCTTCCAGATGTCCGCCGTCAGGTAGATCCCGTTGTCTTTGGCCTGCGCTTGATCCTTGACCAAAACCCGCGAGCCGAGCGGCACAACCACACCGTCAACGGTTGGAGAACCGGCCAACTGAATTGGCCCGGTGGTCGCCACCAGGACGGATTGCTTCGCGTCCTGCCTGTTGATCGCGTCGGCAGTGGTTTCGTCGACGTACTGCCGTGTTGCCAACACAACAGCGGGATCGATCTTCAGCACAACGTTGGCGGCGCTGGAGACAATGAAGTTCATGCGAACCACTTGTGTACGGCCAGAGCCTTGGGACATCAGGGGTTTGTAGCTCGGTGCGCAGTTCGCAACGGCCACCAGGGCGCCGTCAGAGTCATACAGACCGATTTCCCGAATCCACCAGCCACCTTCGTCGGCCGGGATGATCTGCTCGGCCACAATGATATTGGGGTTGGCCGCGTCAACTGACAGCTTGTTCAGTGGTCGACGGCGCCGCTCGTTGATCAGCTTCGTTTGCGTACGGTCTGGAATGGGGTCGGTGCCGTTGGCATCACCCACCCCCAGCTCGGTGAGCTTCCAAGGAATGCCCAGGGCGTCAGCGTTGGCCTGTTTGGCTTCACCGACCGCTGTAAGAATCGCAAAAAATTGAGAGTTGGGATCGATCATGGGTAGATGTCCAGTGTGTCGATGGAGTGTTCCCGCCCGGCGGCGCCGATGTAGCAGGCGAGGTTGATGACGCCGGGGCTCGGCGGATAGATGTCGACGGTGTCGATGGAGTGTTCGCGGCCAGGTGCCCCGATAATGCCCGTGGTGACGATGTCGCGAAGGACTGGCGGGTAGACGTCGATTTCATCGCCTTCGTAAACGCTGGCGAAGATGTTGAGCACGCCCGTGGTTTCAAGGCTGATCGCCAGGCCAGTGAGGTGACGGGTGACGGGCCTGGCGTCATCGATCAGCCAGGTCAGTTCCTGATACATCTCTTCGGTGATGCCGGTTTCCAGCACGCCGACCTTGATGGCGAAGGTGCCAGGCACACCCAGAGGGGTGGTCTGCCACCACTCCAGGACTTCGATCAGGTATCCCAGTGGTTCAACCACACGCCGCAGGGCGCCGATGGTGCCCTTGCGCGAATGGATGAAGTGGGATGATCGAATGGCGGACCGTTTCGCGGCCTCGGCCCATTTGCTGTCCCAGCGATCCACCGAAAAGGCCCAGGCCAGGTACGGCAAAAGATCAACAGGACAGGTGTCAGGGTTGCAGAGCTGTCGTAGAGGAATGGGCACGCGCTGAATTTGCGCGAGCGCCTGCGCCGCTTGGCGTTCCAGCGGTGTGGAGTTCCCCGGCAGCAGCTGCTGGGCGGCCATTACCCAGCACCAAGGGTGACGGTGACTTTGGTGCAGTAGGGCGCCTGGGCTTTGGTCGCGACGATATCGACCCAGCCTTCCAGCTCGACCTTGCGCACGCCCTCAACGTGAGCGGCGGCGTGCAGTGCCGACTCTGACACTTCCATACCGAGTCGACGGCGTTGATTGACGTAGGCCAGCAAGCGCGCTTCAGAAGCGGCAAGAATCGGCTCCGATTCCGGCCCGCTGGACAACAGATAGAGCTTGGCCTTGACCTGGTACCGAACGATCTGCGCGCCCTGGACAGTCAAACGGTCCGCTACCGGCCGGCGGTCATCGTCGCTGAGGTAAGCGTTGACGCTGGCGAGCAGGTCAGCAGAGGCCGTGCCATCGCCGAGTAACGATTGCACCGTGACCACGGCCACGGCAGGCGACGGGCTTTCGGCGGTGGCATCGGCAACCCGGCCGTCAGCCGCCCGGGCGTGGAAGATGTAGCTGTTGCGCGGACCGGCGGTGCTCAGACCTTCCCAGGCCATTTGTGCCCGCTCGCGTAGGCTGTCGTCGCTTTCCATAAGCCTTGGCACAGGCGGCACCGCCGATGGCTTGCCTTCCTGAATGACCAGCTTTTTCACGTTGAAGTTGGCCGCCAGTTGTTCCAGGTCGGTCCCCCGAGCGGTGGCGAGCAGGTTAGCCAGGGAGGCTTCATTGACCCGCTGGCGCCAGATGGTTTCGCGGTAGGCGTTCTCTTGCAGCAGTTTGGTCAGCGGCTCCGACTCCATGTCGAGGCGGGCGGCGATTTCCGCCTGTTCCTCGGCCGGCCAGAGGCTGATCATGTAAGCCTTACGCTCGGCCAGGATCAGTTCGAAGTCGATCTGTTCGACGATCTGCGGTGGCGGGAGCTGGCTGAGGTCGATGGCGGCGAAGCTGTTCATACACTGCCTCCCAGTTGCAGCGGCAAGCTGAGGCTCAGTGGTTCATTGGTGTCGACCACACTGCCTTCCAGATCCAGCACAGCTTGGCCTTGCAGGCTGGCCCCGGTGAATTGCACGCGGCTGAGGCTGATGCGTGGCTCCCAGCGCATCAGAGCCATGACCGTGGCGGCGTAGACCTGTAAACGGATGACATCGTTGAATGGATGGTCCACCAGCTCGGGCAGCAGGCTGCCGTATTCGCGGCGCATCACTCGGGTGCCGAGTCGCGTGGTGAGGATATCGGAGATGCACTGGCTGATATGGGCCTGGTTGTCGATGGCGCCGCCGGTTTGTCGGTTCATGTTGGGATAGGCCTCCCGGATTGGTCACCGCCGGACTTGACGCCTAAGTGTGGGTGTTCGACCACGCTGACCCCGGCCGCGACCACATCAATCGAGACGGTGACCTTGCCAGTGACGTTCTGGTTGCCGGTTTGGGTGTAGTCGCCCCGGTGGGTGATGTCGCCGACCAGGTTGATGCCGCCCTTGCTGATCAGGTTGGTGGTGCCGCCGTCGACCAGGGTGGCGTTGAGGTGATGGGCAACGCTGTCGTACTCGATCACGGTGCCATCGGCGTAGGTGCGGCGGTGCAGGCCTGTGCGTTTGCCTTTGGCCGGAATGTGGTCGCTGAATACGCCTGTCACAGCAACACCATTGGCGAGCTGGCCGGACGGGCTGAACAACATGACTTGTTCACCCTCTGTCGGCGGGTCCCATACCTGGTCGGCTCCAGCGCGCAGGGCGAGCCATGGCAGCCAGGCCGTGGTCAGTTGGCCGGTTTTTACCTTCACACGGGCAGGTTCTATCTGCACGGCGGCGATGACGCCGAAGCGGATGAGGTTTTCGAGCATGCGGGAGAGGGCGGCGAAGTCGTTCATGGCGACGATGGTGGCGCTGCGCGTGTACGCTTGCAGCTACCGCGAGTTGTACACTGCTAAGATACAAGGTTGTTTTCTAATCTATCGACTTGAGCATTGAGATGATTTTTCGTTTTGGCGAGAATATTCAGTCCATAGCTTAGCCATCTGATGCTAACTGTTGCACATGTTTTTCAGTTAAGGAAATGCCGTTATGAGTGGTTTTATTCATCCTATTTCACAGTTGGTTCATTGTACCGTTAGAATTTCATGCTTCGATAATCATGGTAACGAGTCTTATGGTAGTGGATATATATATCATTTTTGCGTAAGTGATAGCACTGATATACCTTGTATTGTAACGAATAAACATGTCCTGAAAGGCGCGGTTCGCGGAGTTTTTCATTTGACTTTGAAGAAGTCTGACGGCAGTCCTGATGTGGGGGTTTATGAGTCTATAGCGCTTGAAAATATTGAAAGTTTTTGTATTCCTCATCCTGTGCCTGAAGTTGATTTGATTGCGATCCCAATTGGTGCTGTATTGAATAGAGCAACACGAAATGGTCGTGAGTATTACTATGTGGCCCTAAGCGTTGGTGCTATTGCTGATGCTGAGCTACTTAGTAGTCTCCCCCCGATGGAGGATATTGTTATGATAGGATATCCCATTGGGATTTGGGATGAGGTTAATAATTACCCAATTATTCGTAAAGGCATTACGGCGACTCATCCCGGACGAAATCTGAATAACAAACCGGAGTTTCTGATAGATGCAGCTTGTTTTCCGGGATCTTCAGGGTCGCCTGTATTTCTTGCTAATATTGGAAGCTATATAGACAAGATGGGGGTTACCTTGATAGGAAACAGAGTGGCTTTGTTAGGTACGCTTTATGCGGGGCCACAACATACAACTACTGGGGAGATTGTGGTTGTGGATATACCTACTAATACAAGGCCTGTGGCAGTGGGGACTATTCCTACTAATTTAGGTTATGTAATTAATGTTGGAGAATTGGCGGTTCTGGAAGAGGCGATTCGTAAAGTTTCTGAAATGCCGAGAATTTCTAGAAACGCTAGCTGCATGTGTGGAAGTGGGAGACGTTATAAAAATTGTTGTGGGTCATGTTGATTTCTGAGTGTGCGCTTAGGCGCGCAATTCTTTATTGCTTTATTAGGTGTGATGAAAAGCTATGTGGCTAATTATAGAGTCGCGGATGAAAGTTAGATCCT